AGAACCCACAAGCGTTGAAGCCGCAATCGCGACTCAACCGATCTATGCAACCGCCAAGCGCGAATTCAAATTGCCGTCCGTAAGCGAATACATCTCAGCATTCGTACGCGGTGGCAGTGATTTCCTACAACTCAACGAAAACATTCGCGCCGCCGCGCCGAACGTGACGACACCTGATCTGCCCGGTGTGATCCCGACCCCCATCATTCAAAATGTGGTGAACACGTTTGTTGGCTCGCGTCCTCTCGTGGATGCAACCACATTGCGCCCCATGCCGCAGGGAGGCTCGGTTTTCATTCGTCCCGTAGTGAGCGTCCATAACTCAGTGGGCACTGCCACACAGAACACGACCATTACCGCGTCACAATTTGAAATTAATGACGTGCAGATCACTAAGACAATTCAGGGTGGCTATGTTGAAATCAGCGAAGCCGCAATTGACTGGTCACAGCCTGAAGCACTCGGACCGTTGCTTGACGACATGATGCGCGTCTACATGGACCGCACCGACTTGCTCGCCTGCTCGGAATTGCAGACTGGCACCACCAACAGCAACAACTTTGCTAACGCATCAATCGCTGACCCGGCATACTGGGTTGAGTGGATGTACACCGCCGCCGCAGACATCTTGACTGGCTCGAATGGCAACTTGCCGTCCGTCCTCGCTGTGTCACCAAACGTCTGGAAGTTGATGGGCAGTTTGTCGGATACCGCAGACCGTCCGTTGTTCCCACAGGTTGGACCAATGAACGCATACGGTTCACTCAATGTCGCTTCGACACAGGGCGCGTTTGCTTTCGGTTTGCGCGTTGTCGTTGACCGCAACTTGACCTCCGCTGGCATGACGATTCTTGATCCTCGTGCGCTTGAATCGTTTGAATTGAATAAGGGCCTCATTTCCGTGGAACAACCCTCACAACTCAGCAGGCAGATCGCAGTGCGCGGGTACTGGGCAAGTAAAGTTGTTTCCCCAGAACTTTCCATTAAGGCCGCTTTCGTCTGATAGACGGAACTGAGTAGAGAGACTGCACCATGGCCACATTCAGCGTGACGCACCACCAGCGTCTAGACGATGTTGCTGTGGTGCAGACCCTCGAATCAACCGACATCACAATCGGTCAGACAATCACACTGACAGGACTAGGTCACGGCCTCAACGGCACGCACATTGTTATTGCTGTACCGGTCAACTTGTTTGCTGGCGTTAATGAAGCAGGCGACCTGCTTTACAACGAAAACGAAATCATTGTTAACCAGTTGATGTTTCAGGATGTTGGCGACGATCTAGAACGATCTGCTGCCGATCCGTTTGGAACTTTGACATGGACCTTGACGTGCACATGGACAACAGTAAACGCAGTGACAGAGTTTCTTGGGATTGCGTCGGCCACGGCAAATGACACCGCGTTCCTCACTACTTGTGTCGCAGCTGCGAACGCTTGGTGTTTCAGGCGTCGCGTGCAGGCTGGTTACCACGACAGTCTTACGACCGTCCCTGACAGTTCAGTGCTGTTAGGAACCACGCTTTACGCCGCAGGCCTCTACCGTGAACGCGGGACCACTGGCGACTCATACGCGTCGTTTGGTGACATGACAGGTCCACCGCTGATGACCTTAGGTCGAGTCAACCAGTTGCTCGGCATTAAACGATCGCAGTGTGCATGAAATGGCAGGCATCTTCACGGACGCGATTGACGCTGTCTCAGCAACGATCACGGCTCTCGGGCTTAAGCCTGTCACTGATCCTCGGAACGCTCGACCTCTTACTGTATTCATTGAGCTTCCTGTTTTCACTGCGTTCAATAACCAAACAGCGGACGTCACGATTGATCTCCGAGTGTTGGGCGCGCCACCCGGCAACAGCGACACTACGGACTACATACTCGGAGTCGTTGACACGCTCATGAACTCTTCTCTCGCAGTTGTATCTGGACGGCCTACGCTCGCGCAGATCGGCTCGCAAGATCTACCCGCTTACGACCTCACAATTAGAATCGGCTCAAGCCGCAGATAAAAGGACAAACAATGCCCACAACTTACCTATCAAACCCAACCGTCAATGTCACCAGCCCGTCAGCAATCGCGCTCACCAGCAACTGTTCTGCAGCGGTATTGACTTTGACCGCCGAGGCTTTGGAAAATACGAGCTTCGGTCAGACTTCCCGCACGTTCACGGCTGGGTTGTTCAATAATGAATTGACCTTGACCTTGTTTCAGGGTTACGGAACGACTGAAGTTGAAACCTATTTGAACTCTTTGTTTGGTGTCGCTTCAACGATCGTTGTCAGCCCGTCTGGAACAACTGAGTCCGCTTCGAATCCTGAATACACCCTTACTGGTTGCTACCTTGAGACCGTCACGCCGATTAACGCAACCGTCGGCGAACTGTCAGTCGTTGAGGCCGTGTTCAAGGGTGGCACCTACGCACGCGACATTACGACACCGTAATCCGTAAACTGATCCAATCCCGACTAGGAGAACTATGAAATTAACACTTAGCGTCCGACTTACCGATGGTGAGACTTACCGAGTAATCACGAACCTGTTTGTGATTATTTCGTGGGAGCGTAAGTTCAAGCGACGAGCATCAGATCTGAGCAATGGGATCGGGATGGAAGACCTAGCGTTTATGGCTTACGAAGCCAGCAAACAACAAGGTCACCCGGTTCCAGTCTCATTTGATGAGTTCGTCAAAAAGTTAGAAGATCTAGAAGTTGTGGAGACTGAATCCGCAGTCCCTACGCAGGAGGCCACCGACGTCAGCTAGCAGCTCTGCTAGTTGAGACAGGATTCTGGCCTCCACAAATAACATTCGAGACAGACGATTTGGCAACTTGTGTGCAGATCATCAACGAGCAGAGAAAGAAAACCTAATGGCTGCAGATGTGAGACTTGATACTTACGGTCTGCAAGACGCATTGAAGAAAATGCAGAAAATCAACCCTGCTATTCGTCGCACTCTGCTCAAGGATACGAAAGTCGCGGCTCAGCCTTTAGTAGATTTGATCAACAGTCGAATCCCAACGACACCACCGTTAAGCGGTATGAATCACAACGGTCGCACCGGGTGGAAGAACGTCAAGAAAGTGCAGATCTCGTTAAACACTCGCAAGCCTCGCAAGGGTTCGGCGACTGCTGGCGCTGAACAGATCGCAGTGGTTCGTGTGGTCACTAAGGGTGCCCCTGTGGCGATCACGGACATGGCTGGCCGTGCTGGTGGCACTAAGTCGCGCCGAGAGTCAAAATATCGCCGACCTAATTTTGCGTCAGCTCTTCAGGGCGAACCGTCGCGCTATATGTGGAAAGACATAGATCAGATGGTCGCCGAAACTGAGCGGGCTTTGAAGCCGATCATTGACCAGTTCATGGTTGATGCACAAAGAGAGTTCAACTGATGGCTATTAACCTCCCAATCATTTCTGAGTGGAATCCTAAAGGCATTGATAAAGCCATTGCCGACTTTAAGAAACTTGAAACCAACGGGCAAAAAGCAGCGTTTGCAATCAAGAAAGCGGCAGTTCCTGCAGGGCTTGCTATTGCGGCTCTTGGTGCTGTCGCTTTTGATGCTGTCAAAGCGTTTGCCGAAGATGAAGCCGCAGCCGAAAAACTTGGTTTAACACTTCAGAACGTCACCTACGCAACAGATGACCAGATCGCCTCAGTTGAAAAGTTCATTACCAAGACTTCTAAAGCCGCCGCTGTTGCCGACGATGAACTTCGCCCGGCACTCGACAAACTGGTTCGTGGCACTGGCAATGTTGCAAAAGCCCAAAATCTGCTCACTCTTGCGCTGGACATTTCTGCGGGCACTGGCAAGGATCTTGGCGCTGTTTCTGACGCGCTGTCAAAGGCTTACAACGGCAACTTTACAGCACTCAAAAAACTTGACCCAGCACTCGCCTCGTTGATTGAGGAGGGCGCTGACGCTGACGATGTGTTTGGTCGTTTGGCTGGCACGTTTAATAATCAAGCCTCAACTGCTGCAAACACGACCTCAGGTCAGATGAAGAACTTGTCTATTCAGATGGGCGAGTTTAAAGAGTCCATCGGCGCAGCTGTTGCACCGCTGATTCAGAAAATGCTTCCAGCACTTTTACAGTTTTCAACATTTGCTCAAGAAAACACAAAACTTATTGTCATTCTTGGAGCCGTAATCGGCACGTTTGCGCTAGCAATCATTGGTATTAACGCAGGTCTTGCGATTTACAATACGATCCAAGCCGTGACCCTTGCCCTGAACACTGCACTGACGGCATCGTTCTCGGCGCTATGGGTCGCCACAGGTGCAGTCGTAATCCTTGCAATTATCGCGGCACTGGTCGCGTTACAAGTCAAGTTTGACATCTTCGGGAAAGCGATAGATGGACTCAAGGCTGGCTTCATGGCTTGGTGGGGCGTCGTCCAGTTCGTGTTCGGTGCAGTCAAAACAGGGTTTGCTGAATTGGCAGATCTTGGCAAGGCGATTTTTGATGGCATCGGCGGAGCGTTCAAGGGTGTTATTAACGCTGTCATTTCGGCAATGGAAAAGGGCTTGAACTTTGCAATCAAAGGCTTAAACACGATCCTTGACGGAATTGACAAAGCAGCCGGGCCGTGGGTCAATTTTGGAACTATTCCAGAAGTAAGTTTGCCTCGACTCGCTGAAGGTGGCATCGTGACAGGCCCAACGATTGCCATGATCGGTGAAGGCCGTGAACCCGAAGCGATCATCCCGTTGTCAAAGATGGGCAGTATGGGCTTCGGTGGCGGTGGCAACATCACAATCAATGTCACCAGCGCAGATCCAAACGAAGTCGTACGCGCACTACAGGCCTACAACCGCAACGTCGGGAGACTCCCTGTGAGTGTTCAATGAGCGCAGAAGCATGGGTATTCAGACGCGGAGCTCTCGGCACAGACTTCACCACCTCGGTGATCTCGTTCAGTGGCGACGCAGGACGACAGAACTATTTGGACAACTACAGCGGTGGCACATTCCAGATCACCATTAAGAACCAAGCAAACGAAGCCGCGAACTTTACTCGAGGCCTTGAAGTCCGAATCGTGTTCTCGTCAGGTTTGGACATTGCATGGGGAACAGTCATCGGTGTTACATACACGGATTACCCTGGCAATGTTGGAATGTCAACTGCGACAATCACCTGCCAAGACGAACTGACCAGAGCAGGTAAGTTCACACTGCAAGACTTTGCTGGTTACAGCCAACAATCAACAACCAATCAAGCCGAAAGATCAAACGAAGCGTTCACGGGACTTAAAACACCTGAAGTGTCCAGAGTTGGCACAGGCGATTCTACAGCTCAAGCAGTGACCCTGTACAACGGCACAATCTTAAACCGTCTCAACCTTCTGAACAACACAGAACGAGGCGCACTGTTGGCACAGTCAGGCGGAATCTTGTTCTTGGCTCGTAGTCGAATGTTGGACTACAACACTGTCAACCTTCACCGAACAACATCGTCAACCACTTCAATCGCCTACACAGAACTAAGACGCGCAAACGCATTAGACAACTTTAGAAATCAAGTGACCGTCAATTACTCGGACGCATCTGGAAACGCTTTAGCACCCGTATTTGGAAACAACACAGCAAGTCAAACAGCCAACGGCATTGCAGGATTCTCGTTTGAATCAGCAGATTTTAGTAGCACCCAAGCATCAGGCCTTGCGTCATGGATCAGCTACACACAAGGCGACCCGACAACATTGAGATTTGAGGTTGACTTTGACGACGCAACCGCAAACAACACAGCCATTAGTGACTTTATACAAAACATTCGTTCTTTCTACGAGTTCGCTTCCGTTTTAACTTGGCGAGTCCCCGGAGCTGGAAGCGACACAGCAACAAATGTCATATTTGAAGGTTTTAGTTTTAGTGGTGTGCCGGGCAAAACCAGTTACACCTTCTATTTTTCGCCAGCGTCTTTTTATGATTTGTTTATCTTGGACAGCACTACATCAGGTATTTTGGATACCAGCCGTCTAGGTTGGTAAAGGAGAAACATTATGGCTACACAGTGGACAGCAGGTACGACTAGCGGGCAGGTGTTGACTGCGGCGACGCTTAACACCATTGGGGCCGCATGGGAGGCTTACACGCCGACCCTTGTTCAAGGCGTAACAGTAACCAAAACGATCGCTTATGCAAAGTTTTGCCGACTACAAAAATTGTGCATTGTTAACTTGGACTTAAATGTTACAAGTGCAGGCACAAACAACACAAATGTTACGATCGGCTTGCCATTGACAGCAGTTGCAGGTACACAACAAATTGGGTCAGGTTTTGTTTATGACCAAAACATCAACGCTTTGTATTCAGGGCCAGCCAGCCTTGCGTCAACGACAACAATTACAATGTTGTATCAGACAGGTTCACCAATTGGTTCTTCGCCAACTTTGGCGTTGGCTTCAGGTGATGTAATTCGACTAATGGTTGCTTACGAGGTGGCATGATGAAAACAGTTACTTGCACAAACGAAACCTGCCCAGAAAACGGTGTCAACGAGTTTATGTGTGGCAACCCCGATTATGTGATGTGCGGTGTGTGCCACGAACCGTGTGCATTATCGGAGTTGTACGACGACCCTGAATCATGCAACTGGA